GAGTGCTGATAACTTCATCGATACCACCATCATAGAAAGTCTTACGGATGATATCTGCCCAGTCACACAGACGCTTGCAGAAGTCAGGAGCAACCACATTCAGATCCTTTGCCACACCTTGCAGAATCTTTTGTTCAATTGTGGCGTTAGGATATTCCTGCTCAAAGGTAACAGGGAAACGCTCTAGGAACGCTTCATTGAGAATATTGGTGCCAATGAAACGACCGTCATCAGAACCTTTGCCTTTGGTGTTGGCAGTAGCGATAACATTGAATCCAGTAGCAGGTTTTACAAACTTGCCGATTTTCTTCAGGAAGACACCCTTACCCTCCAAGACAGACTGCAGACACAGGATCTTGTTAGATGCCAGGTCGATTTCGTCTAGAAGAAGTACAGCTCCCCGTTCCAGAGCTTCGATGACTGGACCATTATGCCAAACAGTTTCGCCGTTAACAAGACGGAAACCACCAATAAGATCATCCTCGTCGGTTTCAATGGTGATATTTACACGGATCAACTCCCTATTTAGAGCAGCACATGCTTGCTCAACAGAGAAAGTCTTGCCGTTGCCAGAGAGACCAGTAATAAAGGCAGGATAGAAGATACGGGACTGCAGAATCTTCTTGATGTCTGCAAAATTACCGAACTTGACGAAGGTATCGTCCTTAGTGGGAATCAGATTTTGTTTTACAACTTCAGTCTCAGTAACAGAAACCTGCTGTTCAAACTGGTTCCGTGCCTCACTGATAGTCAGATCCCACTTGCCACGACCAGTTTTGTATGGTTCCAGGTGACGAGTGACAGTGGGATAAGAGATATCGTTAGCAGCACAGTAACCCTTGATATCAGAGGCAACGATCTTGGTGCCGAAGTTGTCGCGAAGAGAATCGAGAAGATTGGAGGTTTTCACGCGAGACATTGAATGGGTTTGATTGGTATGAACCTATTATAATGGCAAAACCGCCCCTAGAAGAGGCGGTTAGGACAGTCTTCAAACTGGTTCGATGGTGATCTTCATTCCAGTTCCAGCAATGGAGTTGACCAAATCTGTGACGGTCATCTGCTTCTCCTGATACTGGGTTCCAAGTGACTGGGAGATGCTGTCTACAGCGGTTGCTGCAGCGTACACATTGATGGGGGGAGTAGCGGGAACGCTAACGGTACGCTTTGCCTTACGACGCTGCCTACGAACGGACTTACTCATGATACCAGGGAAGGAAGTAGCAAAGGTTCCTTGCCACAACCGCTCTGTCTTCTTGCAGACTTCACGACTGAGAGTCTCCCGCATAAACTCCACAACATCCTTCTTAGAACGGGTGTGGTAGGGTTTGATCAGGTCAGAGTGCTGCTCGCAGAACATGTCCAGACCGAACATCTGGGTCCACTGGGCAGGGGGCAGCAGGGTTTCGCTGATGCGAGCGTTGCGTTGGATAGCCTCAAGGTTCTGGGGCACCCACATGGCATAGGCATCGAGAGTGGAATAGATGAAGTCGGTACGGGTGTTGATCATAAGAATTTTTTAACTGCTAGGATTATATATGGTTTGGAATTGTTTGTCAAGCAATCAACTCTACGAATTCGGAAAGAACCTTTTTATTCATCTTTTTAGTAGACAAAGATTTTTTAAATGCATTACGAATCTGAGTCTTAGTAGCAGAGTCATCAACATCAAAAGAAACTTCTTTCGAGAGGTCAGAACCAGACAGGCCAAAGTATTTCGCGTATCCAGTGTCTGTCAGAGTGAAGGAACGATTCTTACGCCACTCTCTAGTAATCCTTTCCCACTCAGTATTTTTAGCATACCGACGGATGAATCCACCAGAATCACGCGATTCAAGAACCCTGAACCCAATGAGATTAACATCAGGGAATGTCTGAGAAAGATCTTCCAGCAAGACCTTAGTAAAGGTCTTGAAGTCTTCTTCGATTGCAGCACAGACTCCAGTCTTACGATTACGCAGGAAAGATCCATAGGATACCCGACCATGACCCATGTAGGGTTCGTGTTCGGGAGACCGCTGAACAAGCCTGTTACGGCAAATAGGAGCTGCCTCACCATCAGTAAAGATGATGCACTGGACCTTCTGTGCCCCAGTCATCTTTTTAAATGCAGGGATAATCTGGTGGAGACACACGATCGCTTCGTTCAGAGGAGTTCCTGAGAGAGTCATTCTATTAGGAACAACATACTCATTTCCAGTCCGCCAGGAGCTGAAGTAACTTCCGAGTCTGAAGAAGTTACGCATATCAGTATCCAGTTGATTAGACCTGCTGCTCAGCAGATTCATCAGACCAAAGTCGTCAGTGACATGCAGTTCATTTTCAATACGCTCACATTTCTCAGGACGGATTCCTGCCTCTGGATCACGCACAAACCACTCATTAGTAAATGCATAGACTTCAAAAGGAATACCAACTTTCTTACAGAACCAGGCAAGATTCATGATCTGCTTCACGCTGTCCAGGAGAACACGCTCCATAGAACCAGACCAGTCTAGAACAAAGACCAGACCATGATTCTTACCATCGGGAAGAACAGTCACCTTTTTGAACAGATCTTCATTGAATCTATAAGTGTGTAGCTTAGTTGTATCGAGAACTCCAGTCCTACTAGTAGAAGCACGAGCATAAGCGTCTGCAGATTTACGGCACTCGAATTCTTTGACAAGGTAGTTTACCTCCTTATTTGCAGATTTTTTGAACTCTCTATACTTGCTATCGACCGTCTCAAAGATATCGATCTCTGGCAAGTTATAGGTCTTACGATCATCATTACGATAACGCTGATGAAGCTCCCAATAATCTGTCAGACATTCACGAATTTCGGAGACATCAGCGATAACTTTATCAAGTTCTACTTTAGGAACCTGAACATAAACACTCTCACCACTATACATGTCCACAAGGTCTTTCAGTTTCTCCTCCAGAGCATCCATGGTCTGAGTATCAAACTCATCTCCACCAGGTCCCTCAACGGATTCTACACGCTCCTCAGTGGTATTGGTCACCTCAGGGTCACCAGTGCCCTCCTCATCGCCCTCTGTAGTGTTGGGGACAGTGGAAATTGCTCCTCCACTTTCAGAACCACCTTCTTGCTCCTGAGCAGAAGGAGGGGGTGGCACATCTTTCACTTTCTCCTGCTGCTTTTTCTCACAGAATTCTTTCAGTTCTGTAGAAAGATCCAGGACTTCATCAAAAGTTTCTGCCTTTGAGATTTTATCAAGGATTACCTTCTCAGCAGGACTGAACTGGATGTTCAGGAAGGCACCAATCTTGAAGTACAAGTTGATACGATCAGGAAAACTGTAGGTGGACAGATCGTCTTCACCGATGCAGAAAAAATCATCCTCATTGAGATTGTTGTATCCGCGATAGAAAGTCTTAGAAAGACCTGCGTACTTACGCTTCATCAGTTTCTCAATACGAACATCCTCAATGATGTTCACGAACTGGTGAGGAGTAGAGCGATACTTATCTTCTGCAATCCAGTTGCGATTGGGAGTATACAGAGCGTGTCCAACCTCATGGGAGACCAGAAGGTCATAGACATAGTTAGAATCAACACGCCAGCTAGGCAGCACCAGGACACGGGTATCGACATTGAAGGATGCAGTCTCTACCTTCTTGTGCTCAACGATAAGGTTCTCGGTGGCAAGCAGTCGGGCGAGTTTGCCCTTAATGTCGTGCAGCATGGATCTCGTCTCGTATGCACCTATTATAAAACCCCCGACGCTGGTCGGAGGTCTGCATGTGCCGCTTTTTAAACTGTCTTAGCCGTGCCTTTGCCTGGCGAAGAGCTTGTGGTTTAAGTTTGCGTTTCTGTTCTTTTTTACTGTGGTGTTGCCAGTTTGGGGTGTTCATGACTCCACTCCACTCTTCTGGGATTTAAAGGAGAACCCTCCTTTCTTTGTAAATTCTATGACGGTGTTGAACTTATCCAACATGTCTTGTTTGTGAGAGATGACAAATACATTCGCATCTTTTATAACAAAACGAATGATCTTCAAGAATTCGTCTGTACCAAACCCATCGAGAGAACTGTCGAAGACTTCATCCATGATAAGAAGGTTCGTATTCGCTGAGTTTTTGAACCTGGCAACCTCTCTCCATGTGAAGAGAAGCGCCAGGTCGATTCTCATTTTTTCGCCCTCCGAAAAAGATGAATAGGAGAACTTATCGTGGATTGGACTTTGTACCGTTTCGTTAAACTCTTCGTCTAGATGGAAGTTGATGTAGAAATCCATCATCTGTAAGTAACGGTTTACTTGCTGATTGATCAGAGGGAGATATTTTTTTACGATCTTGGCTTTAACTCCACCATCCTTGAGGAGTGAGTATGCGAAGTCGTTGTAGTTTATCTCTTCTTTTTGTTTAGCAAGGTTGTCGAATACAGTCTGAAGTTCTTCCCTGTACTGTTCTAATTTCTCGTGTTCAGAATTTCTGTTTTGTAACTGACTGGTAAGAGTTTGAATTTCATGTTGTAGATCTCTTGACTGTCTCTGTAGCCCAGAAATTCTTGTATTGTTTTGAGAAATGCCATGTGTGAGGTCAGTAATCTCCTTACTAAGGGTTTTGTAGAGACGCTCTCTTGTTTCTTCTTCTACTATCGACTCCTCCAGTTGCTTAAAACCTTCGTTGAGTTCCTTTGCTTTAGATTGAGCGTCACTAATTTTATTTAGTCTGAAGGTCTCTTCAATGGACTGTGTACAGGTTGGGCAAACCGTATTTTCTGTAAAGAACTTATGCTCCTTTGTAATAGCAGATACTTTCTGAGAAATCTTACCTTTTAAATTTCCGAGCTTTCTAAGTTTCTCAGTAGCACCAGATACTTTCTCTAAGTCGTCAGTCAATGTTTTCATTTTCACATCAAGATCATCGTTACTCTTCATTAGAGAATCAATCTCGATAGAAATGTTATCGATCTTACCTTCTTTCTCCTTAATATTATCCTTACCCCTAGTCTCAATATCTAAGATAAATTCTTCCTGCATCTTAACTTTATCCTTAGATGCAGATTTCTTATACTCAAGAGACTTTACTGCCTCCTTATGCCTACGAATTTGCTCCTTAATGAGGTTGTTCATAGCAGAGAAGATACGAATGTCCAGAAGGTCCTCAATGACCTCTCTACGGTTCGCCTGGGTCAACTGCATGAACGGTACAAAGTTGCTGCTACCCAAGATAACAATCTGAGTAAAAGACTTGTAGTTCAACTTAAGAATATTGTCTTCTAGAATCTTTTGATTAGCACGGTCATCTGCTTCCTTGTTTAGCACTGTACCGTTGACTTCGATGTCGAATACATTGGGTTTAATCCCACGACGAACGACACAATCTTTATGCCCGACAGAGAACTCAATCTCTACCAGGCATCCTTTCTCGTTAACAGTGTTAACTAGTTGCGGTTTATTGATCTTTCGATATGGTTTATTGAATAGTACAAAACACAGAGCATCCAGAACAGTGGATTTACCAGCTCCATTAGTACCCACAATGAGAGTAGTGCCATGAGAATTTAGATCCATTTCCGTCCAATGGTCACCAGTGGACAAGAAGTTTTTCCACTTAATCTTCTTGAATAGAATCATTCTCTTGTTCAGGGGGGATCACAATGTCATTCGCAGTAATGACAGTATACTTGTAATTATACACCTCACACGCCTTTATGGCAACATCCTCATCTACCTCAACCACTTCCATCTCTACGCCTTCATTATCTTCTAGTTGCATAGCATAACGCTCAGCGTCATCTTCCTGCTCAAAAAGAAAGAGAACTCTATCACCAGTAAAATCTTTTACAGCGTATGCACCCTCACGCTTGCCCTCCTCTGTGAGCAAATACATTATTCAACCTCACATGCCTGGCGATATAGAGTTTCCATGATACATTTAATTTTCGACTTGTCTAGTTCGACATCGGACTCCTCTATGTATCTGTGCAAGATACCAATAGTATTTTCTTCTTCCTCTGCCTCAAAATCTTCGGAGTGTACCCATCCCTGATTATAGTCAAAGTTCTCAATGACTTTTAACTCTTCTACACCAGAAGTATTAAGTTTGTCGATGAAGCGTTCAAAATCTTTTGGTTTTGATTTTTTACGAACAATAACCTTAACAATCTTTCCACAATACTCAGTAGCATCAAAAAGTTGATACGGAGTATCCTCGTAATAGATGTTGTAGAACATCCTGTAAGGATTATTAATTGGAGTAAGTTCGTAAGTATCTGTATCAAAGATATGGAAACCTCTAGGATCTTCTACATCATTCCAATACATTTCATATGGATTACCCAGATAGAAGATCTTTCCATCATTAGATCTTGTATGATAGTGCCCAGAGAATACTCTATCAAATTTCTGGAAGACATCAGGTTCATGTCCTCTATCCTGAGTAAATCCTCTATAAGCAGCAAACCCATTGAGTTCTAGGTGACCGACAGCAACCTTTGCTTTAGATGATTTAATTTTCTTCAGGATTTTATTCTCGTTCTCTGAGTTAATCCAACCCATGAACAAGAACTTTGTCTTATCTATCGTATACTCGGCACAATCTTGGATAAGAGTAATATTACTATACTCTCGTAATAGAAGGTCAACTGTATTAATGCTATTATTGTTTTTGTAATAGGCAGTGTGATTACCCACAACGGTAAACACATTAATACCCAGATCTCTGAGATTATCGTAGTAATTCTTTTTAGCCCACTCCAAAGACCAAAGATCAATCGAGCGACGATTGTCGAAAGTGTCGCCCATGTCGATGACCGTGGTGATGCCTTCCCTCTGTAAGGTTGGGAAAAATACTGTTTCATAGAATTTCTTAAAGTATTCGTGAAACAATTTGCTACCCTTCCGACACCCAAAGTGTTGGTCGGTAATGATCGCTACCTTCATTTGTTCTCTAGACTTTTATTAATGATAATAATTTTTTCACCGTCATGAGTAAATTGCAACTCATCATCTGGGTGCCACATTAACTCTTCGTACATGTCGTCGAGTTTTTGCATGTCTTCAAATAAGGCGTTAGGGTTCGGCATGATGCGCTTTTAGATTAGGGTCAGGGTTGCTTTCTTCTCTAGGAGTTTTCCTTTTTACGACAATAAACTTGTCCGCTGCAAAGGTTCCTGCAATTTGAATTTCAATCTCGTCACCATCATTCCAAATTTCTTCACCATTCTTTTTCTTCATTGCTAGAGCACACTCTAGTTCTGCAATAATCTCGTCAGTAATTTTCATCGACTAGACCTGTATTGAATGTTATCTTTAATAGAGTTGTAATCAGAAGCACTACCAGAGGCACCCTCTTCTACAACCATCACTTGATCATATCCAGTTCTCTCAATAATCTTAGTCTTAATTTCTAACTGCTTCTTCTCCTTTTGAATACGACGCAGGAAGGCATAGTAAATAATCTGAGTAAAATAAGCAAACGGGTTGTTAGATTTCTCAGGGTCAAAGTTATGTATATACTGAACGCAGTTCTCAATTCCGTCTCCGATCATATCTTCCCTGAACATGTAGTTCACGAAGTTCGGTTTATATGAAAGGTGTGTTGCAATCTTCAGAAAACACTCTCCAAGGTAATTGCCAATCGGTGGAGGTGGAAGATCTTTTTCCTTCGCAACAGCACACTTCTTCCGATAGACGACCATTGCCTCCAGAAGTTCTTTATTATTAACATAATGATCAGATCTCTTCCTAGGCATAGGTCATCTGTATAACTGTTTGTATTATAACATATTCGTAAAAATCTGTCAGGAGCTTGACAGACTATCGAAATATGTGTACAATAACCTTGTCGAGGTTCAAAAGAAACATAGCTTTTAAGCTTTAAGCATGTGTAGCGATTCCAGACACATGATCAGCTGTAGTATTATAGATCTTCTCTAGGTTCGATCTTGCGTCTTTTACGCTACCTAGAGATCCCATCTCTTTGCTTACTCTAACCTTGCGCTCTCCATCGACATAGAATGCTCTTTGGAGATTGTAGTGTTGATATGCTTCAACCATCTCATGATTTTCTGGCAGTTCGGTCATTGTAATGACCTTATCAGGTTTAATGATAAAGATATCATCATCTGGAACTGACATCCAGGGCACTAGTTTCATATAACCAGAAGAACCTCTGGTCATGGTCTCAACTTTTAGCGGCGTTTGCATCACGATCACAGGATCTGTGTCGTTGTCATCAATCATTATTTCTGAGATGACCTCTTCGCCTGATACTAACTTTAGGCAGCAGTAGAACTCTTCATTCATGTTTGTTCTTTAAATTTACTTTGATGATCTCATAATTAAAGTTCTCTTCGTTATAAATTTTTATTCTCTCGATAAGATGATTCAGAGTATAATTCTTTTTCACCTTAGATGAACAGTCATCAGCGATATCATATAGGGTTGCTTTAAATTTGTTAGCCCCTTTCCTCAAAACCCTACCAATGCTTTGGAGGTTTCTAATTCGTGATTTTGAAGGCGATGCGAAGATTACATTATGTAGATTTTTGATATTAATTCCAGTGCTAAATGTGCCGTAAGATGCAACAATGATTGCACTGTCTTGTGTTTCTGTTATGGAGCGAGCGAGTTCTCTATTCTCAACATCTACACCGCCGTGAATAAAGAATACTTTTCGGTGTTCATCGACCGAACTATTTATCATTTCATATAATACCTTTCCATGGTCTTCTACTCTTGAGAACAAGACTAGAGTGTTTCCTTTTAGATCAACTGCGAGGTTCCTAATAAATTTGTTTCTCTGCTCGTGTCCGATGAGGTATTGAATTTCCTCCTCATATTGCGAAAATGGTTTTTTATCGTGCATTAACAACAAAATTTTTGCATTTAATGTTGCTAAGTATCCTTTTTCCATTAATTCATCCGTTCGGATGATCTTATATGACGGTCCAAAGAGACCTTCTAGCACTAACTTATGAGTTTGCGTACCATCTAGCGTTCCAGTAAACCCATACCTATACTTGGCATGATGTAGTTTTGTCATGATTCCTACGAGAGATTTAGACTTGAACTGGTGTGCCTCGTCTCCGATTACACAGTCGAACCTCTCGAAATATTTCTTCTCTAATTTATAGATAGATTGCCAAGTTGTGATAACTACTGGTGCCTTTGCATCTCGCTCTCTACCAGCATATACCTTATGACAGTATGACTCAACATCCCATCCATAATCTGCGAAGTCCTTATACATCTGCTCTACCAGAGATGTCGTTGGAACAACTACAAGAATACTTTTCTTATGCTCTGCAAAGTACCTCACGATTGAGTAAATCATCAAAGATTTGCCAGAGGCTGTTGGGCTTATCAATAGTCTTCTATTGTGTCTCAGAGCATCGTATACACCCTCAATCTGATAATCTCTAGGAGCATGTCTAGAAATAGATGTCATATAATCTTTGACACCCTCCATAGAGATCATGTCATTAGACTCGAATGGTAGACCATAAAACTTATTGTTCTCGAATGTATATTCGTAATTGTATCTCTTACAAAAAGAGACTACTTTATCTAAGAGACCGACATAGATCTCACCAGTCTGCATATTGAAAAGGCGAATTTTTCCATCCCAGTATTTTTTTCTATACTGAGGCATAAATTTCGCACCCTCAACATCGAATGTAAATTGATCTGACAACTCATGGTAAACATGAGGGTCTGCTTCAATCTTGAGAAATACTTCGTTCTTCTTAGAAATTACGATTTTACTCATTCAATAAACCCTTCTTCTTCCAGATACTTACGAGTCAGGGGAGTTGGGTCAAAAACTTCCCACATAGCACCAGTTGCACATGCTTCGAGTGCTGTCTGAGTCATACCTTCAGTACGACCTGCCCATGCTGCTTCTGCCTCCCAAGGGACCGCATGTTTAGGATATGTACGCTCAGCCATCACACGCCAAATCATAGGCACATCCTCTTCAGGTTTGATGATTGCAATCAGATTATTCTTAATAGAACCTGCCATACAATCTTGTGCAGCGTGCCATCCTTCATGACGCATGACATACATGAGCGTGCTAGGTTCGCCCATATGGTCTTTGTTCAAATAAAAGTTATTGCTAACAGTATGGTATACACCACGATGTCCAATAGGGAAATAACGCTGGTCTGCAATAAAGACCTTGACACCAATTTGATTCAGTGTCATCAACATCTTATTGAACTCTAATGCATTAGAAGTAAACTCTTCAGTATTGGAATACTTGGAAGAAATATCCAACATTGAATGGACTTCCTCCACATCCTTGGTACACTCACGCACCAGCATACAACCCATGGCATCCATGCTGTTGTATCCTTTGGTAATCTTATCTTCACCCGCTAATGCAGCGAGGGGTGACAGCGCCATCAGTGCGGCGAGAAATAATTTTTTCATGATTAACCTGCAACTCTTTGCCAATTGTTCCAATCAATAATATTTTTGAGCATGAAACTCCTATTATTGATCTGTTTAATAATATCTTCCAAGTAACTAAGCATTACATTGTAATACTTAATTTTGAGATCGATAGTCTGAATCCTTTCATCCGCTGCCATATGGCGTTGAATGGCATCTTTTTCTCTTACCTTATATGGGAAAGGTTCTTCTTCGTAAACTTCTGCAGATGCTTTGCCAGTATAGTAATTGTATCTGTCCAGTCTAACTTTAGATTCTTGTGCGACAGCTTTTTCTTTTAGAAGTCTTATCGAGTTGTAGATGTCGTAATACTTAGCATGTAACGACGGAATCTTTGCAGATTCATCGTGTATATTAAATTTGTCAATCTGTGAGTCTTTCTCCCACATACTTTGTATAGTTTCTAAGTTCATTACAATAGGTTAAATTGAGTATCAAAGATCTCATACAGCAAATACTTAAAAGTTACTGTTGCTGTAAAGTATGTATAATCGTTTTCTGAGGCAGTAAATTCAAGAGCACTCAGTGACACTGGGAACATGTCAGTAAATCTGACATAGATTGTTGGGTTATAATTGCTGTTCAGGATAGCGAGCGTTCCGTCGCTAAACTGCTTCATGTTGTCAACATCACCTCTATCGTTCACAAAGTCTTTGAACTGCTGCACAGACTTAGGATAACCAATACCGTAGATCCAATTGTGAATCTCCATATAGTTTTCCATATTCTCATCCACCAAGAATGATAGAGTGAGATCTTCATATTGAATGGTATCTCCTGGGATGGGAACCTCTTTCAGGTAGTTACCTACACCAATAGATCCCAGTTGAATGCCAGGAATTTTTGCACTACTGGAAAAGAAATCTACCTTTGGTGTCTTTGCTAGGTTAAACTTAAAACCAGTAGGAGACAGGTAGTTCCTATTTGAAATTTGTTTTGAGTAAAAGCTATTGGTCATGAATTCCTCTCATCTAACCCCAGTTCTCTAAGGTAGTCTCTCCACCATTGTGGATCTTTCTGTCTTTTCCAGTTTGGAACATCTAGACCTCTTTCAGAATAATACTCCAAAAGAGCATCATCTATAGTCTGTGCGATTTCCATACTCCTCTTCCTCTGCATCAACATCCTCATATGGGTTTGCCACAAAGGGTCCTCGTGTTCGTAGAGGTTCTTTTCTGACATAATCCGATTCAGCATTGACAGCTTCTATCCAAACTGCGAGTTTCATCACAATAAAGATAATAATCAGTGGTGTAAAGCAACCAACTAGGATTACTGGATTCATTGTCCTAGGGACAGTGGTATAAACATATTTAGACAAAAAAAGAGACCCTTGCGGGTCTCTCTGAGAAATATGTGTCCTTTGGATCACATGAGGTTTTGAACAACCGTTCTCTGGTAGTAGCGGTTGGTGTTGGGGAAGATACGACCCATGCCCTGGTTGGTGCCTTCTGCGAAGGGGTTGGCGATAAGACCATAGCGGGTCTTGAAGCCAATCTTGGGCTGGAAGCTGTTCTCGCCAACGGCACGAACCATTTGCAGAGGAACATAGGGGCAGTAGAAGAGACCAGCGTCATAGGGGCTGGTGCCCTTGTAACCGACAACATAGTACTGGTTAGCAGCACTGTTGGCAGAGAAGGGATCGATGTAGACTCTGTACTTACCGTTGATAGTACCAGCGAAGGTATTACCAGTGTCGTCAACCTGCAGGTTAGCGTTAAGGGCGGGGGTGTAATCGAGTACACCAGCCATGGTCAGAGCGGAAGCAACATCAGCAGAAGTCAGGATGATGTTACCCTTCCCTCTACGAGTTCTTTGGGCGATGCGGTTTGCATCTCTCTCGATGTTGAACAGGAGACCCTTGAACTTCTCAACAGACCAGCGACCGTTGGAGTCAACATCCAGGTTGAAGAAACCAGCGTTGGCAACATTGACCTGCGAACCAGCTTCAGCAACCTTATAGATGGTTCTGATGACTTCGCGGTTGATCTCAGCGAGGATCTCGCTGGAGAGGATGTTTGCCAGTTCGGCTTCAGCGTTCAGACCGTGGATTGCCTTAAGGTCTTGTGCCAGTTCCAAGGAGTACTCAGCTTTCAGAGCACGGGACTTGGCGGTAACGGTGACCTTCTCGATCGAGAATGCCATTTCGTTGAAATCGCCATTGGTGCCGTCGCCCAGGGCTTCGGAGTCACCAGTCGCCATACCTTGACCAGTGGTGTACTGGCTGTTGTTACCCAGAGCAGCGCCAGAAGCGTTGAGGATCTGGGGGTTGTCGCCCAGTTGGGTGCCAGTCGAACCGAAACCAACGGTGCCGCCAGCGCCAACCTGACCGCTGTAGTTACCTTGAGTCTCCTGACCCAGGGTGTTACCAGCAGAGAAGGCGGAATCGGGCTCGTTGAAGAATGCCTCGGTGCCAGACTGATCGGTGTAGCGGGAGCGCATTGCGAAGATCAGTCCAGTAGGACCGTTCATAGGCTGAACGCCAGCCAGCTCATAAGCGACCAGGTTAGGCATGGAGCGTCTGATCAGGGAGATCAGAACGGGATCGAAACCAGCAACAGGACCAGTGTCAGTTGCGCTACCTGTGAAACCGTCGGAAGCGCCAACAGCGTTACCAGAGTTGGTAGGTGCCTCAGTCAGCATACCGCTGCCACTCTCGAAGGCAGCTTGCTCACGGAGGAAACGCTCTTGGTTCTCAAGGAGAACGGCGGTTACAGATCTACGGTGGGCGTCTTTGATGGCACCTGCGCCATCAGCGTCGAGCAGAGGAGCCCACTTCTCCATCAAGTGCTCAGAATTAAACATTGACATTTTCTTTTAATACCTCTTAGGGAATTTAGTGTTTGGGATTAATTAGCCTTACCAAGGGCTCTCAGGTACGATGCCATCGAGTTAGAAACATCGACGGTCTCATCGCTGACACCTTCGGAAAGGGTTTCAGCTTTATTAGAAGTTTGAGCTGCTTTGCCACTGGGGAAATAAGATTCTCTCAGTGTAACCAGCTTCTCACGGTATGCGTCTTCACCCTCAAACTCGACTCCCTCAGCGAGAGAATGTAACTTTTCCTTTTGGGTTGTAGCAAGACCCTCGGCGATTTCATGGAAAATACCATCTGCTGTAGATTCGCCAAGACGCTTGTTCAGGGAAATGTTCTTCTCGATTTGTTCGTTAAGTCTGCCTTCCATTTCATCAAGTTTGGAGACCATGCTCTCCAGGACATCATATTTCTCATCAGGGATGTGTACATAATGATCTTCAAAAAGACTCTTCATGCCAGACAGGAAGCTTTGAGTCATTTCGGTCTTCAGACCATGCTCAACTTCCAGGGCATTTTCTTTAAGCCACTCGTCGGAGACATACTCAAGGTATGCATCGACTCGTTCTACGAGTTCGGTCTTAACACCTTCAAGATGCTCAGACAGAGTAGCCTCGTATTCTTTTGCCATCTCTTCTTGGACTTCGTTTACCTTAGCGGTAACGGCAGCCTCGAAAATGGTCTTTGCTTTTTCTTGGAACTGTTCGGAGAGTTCTTCGCCGCCGAAGAGAGCAGCAAGATCCTCTTCAATGTTAAGGGTAGGTTCTTCGGTAGTCTCTTCGACTTCCTGCTCAGCAACAACTTCCTGAGTCTCTTCGACTTCAGGCTCGTCGCCTTGCTTAAGAACTTCTGTGCCAATTGACTGCATCGCATCCGCGGCTTTTGCGCCACGATTTACGATATCTTTTACGGTTTTAACAGCGGCAGGCTTCAGCTTGGCAGAATCGTTATCAGGCTTGTAGTTCTCGGGGGTAGGACCACCCAGATCTTCTACTGCAGCCAGACCAGTTGCGGTAGGTTCCGACAACTTAGGCATCGATTCAGCAGCCTTCGCACCCCTGGTGACAGGATTTTCCATCTCTTGTAATTCCTTAGCGGACATCTGAACTTTCTCCGATTAAGTAGATCGTTGGTATAATCTATATTTATTTATAAATTAGAGATTTGATAAGAACTGCTGGAACAGGTCCAACTTGCGCTCATCTAATCTTTTTGCGTCAACGAGAGTATTGACCTGCTTATAGGTCTTCTCAGCGAGACGCTCTCTCATAACTCCACCGTCCCATACCCAGTCTTTTCCTTCCATAATTCCCTGAACAAATGCGTCAGGTGCGGATGGATCAGCAACGATATCTGCGGCAGTTGCAAGCATAAAGTCATCGGAAACAATCTTTACGCCTTCGTTATTTACACTCAGTGAACCAAGACCACGGGAAGAAACACCGAGCTTTACGCCCTCATCGATAAGATTTTGCGCGATCTTACCCATGGGGGTATTAAGGAGTTTTGCCTTACCGATAAAGTTAGAACCATTCTCTCTAAGAGAAGTGATCTTGTGAGAAACTCTATCGAGGTTTACGGTAGGACCTTCAGGGTGACCAAGTTCACCGAGAGCGCGACCAGATTGTACGAAGTTCTCATTGTATCTGTTGACTTCTCTTCGGAGAGTCTCCATAGGATACATGCGTCCATTGCGGTTTTTAATATCTCCCTGCAAGAAGATACCCTCAATGAACATGGACTTCTTACCGTCGCGTTGTTCGACGATAACTTCAACCTGTTCGATTTCTTCCGTAATTAGTTTCATTTTCCTTAGTTAGTAAATCCGACTTTGGCAACTCTAAGTGCGCCCGTGGTGCAATAGATAAGATCAGAAGCTTTCTTCTCTACTAACTCCGATGTGTTATTGAGTAGAGTAACAGAACCAATTCCTGTATAGGAAGAATCCTGAACATATAAAACAGAACTACTGCCAGATGTATTTAAGACTCTGACCAATGTTGCTTTGTCTACAGTAGTGCTATTAGCAGCACCAACTGCAAGCGCAGCCTCATTTCCCAAAATTAAAAGGTTTGCCATTAGTCTTCATCTGTGGTAGGTTCTACTTCAGCTTCAACTTCGGTCTCAGTTTCAATCTGATTACCAAAAAGACCAGCTGCAGCAGCAGGTCTCAGTGAATCAATTCGTGCAGCAGATTTGCTGAACAAAATGTCTTTAATTTGATCGCTAATATCAGATGCTGACGCATCTGTAGCAATCATATTTACGAGCTCTTCCATAATAACCAAGCACTGATAAGATTATTTATATCTCTCCCTCGTTAGCACCTGGTTCTTTAGGCGCATTTTGCGGATTAGGTGCTTGTCCTGGTGGCAATGCTGCGGGATCTTCGCCCTGCTGCATCATCATAGGATCCATTGCTGCACCTTGCTCCAGCTCTAGCATTTGCTGGTTTGGATCGGGTAGAACACCAGTTTGAATTTCCGCTTCGATCTGCTGATCAATCTCAACAATTTCTTGATCTCTCTGGCGCAGAATCTGTCTCCGCACATACTCCGTAGAATAGTAACGACCAACATATGGTTCGATCATTCCGAGCAGTTGGAGACGACCCTCCATCAGTTCTTTATCTTTCAGTTCTGCAAAATGATTGTCATAGATAAAGTCAAACTGAATATGCTCTGACATGATCTCCCAATCTTCGGGAGTAACAATGTTCTTGAGCAGAAGTTGAGTCTTGAGGAGATCTAAGAACAGAGCACTAAATCTCTTGCGAAGACGACCAACGAACTTAGCAAACTTCAGTTCATCACGAGTAATTTCGCTAGAACGACCAAGATTAAACCCATCACCAGAACCAGCGATTCTAGATTCAGGAACAGCAAGTGCTCTATAAAGTTTGCCTTGGAAGTATTCAATATCAGAGAGTTCACCAAGGTTTTGACCACCAGGCAGGGTAGTGATTTCTGTTCCGCGACCACCTTCACGACGAGGTAACCAGAAGTCTTCCAACATGGACATGTACTTCTTATCGTCACGCATCTCACCAGTGTTAGAATCATACACCAGTTTATTGCGATAGCGAGACATTACATCGCGCAAGTATTGTTCTGCTTTAATCTTAGGCAGATTACCGACATCAATGTAAAAAATTCTACGCTCAGGTGCGCGTGATAATCTATAGATGACCAGAGAATCCTCAATCATTCTAAGTTGATTGAGTGCCTTAATTGCCTTCTGCAGATAGGAAAGAACGGTTCCTTTATTCCTATCTACTAAACCAGAAGTGCAGTATGCAATAGACTCTCTAGAGAACTTAACACCTTTCATTGCCTGACTAGTGCCAGGTTGTCCAATATTTACAGGATATTTGGGACTTGGTGTATACAGAAAATACTCTTCGATTTCTGGGAAATATACTTTGTCAGTCTCGTGGACATTTGCAGTATTGAAGATGTTACCCTTATCGTCTTTCTTTTTCTCTTTGCGTATATAACGCATTTTAACGGGATCAATATACCTCAGTTCCTGAATACCATCTGCGGGATTCTTAATGTCAATAACTTTGTTGTAGTATAATCTACCGTCTACATACCAGTTCTTAAAGATTTCGTGAGCTTTAGTGTCAAAGTCTAAAAGATCTTTGATGTGCTTAAACTCATCTCTGATAATATTTTTAATACCATCAGATGCTCTAAGATTCTCAAGGTCAATCTCTACAGGAGAATCGTTAGTATCTGATACAATTGCCTCGTTTACAATATCTTCTACCGCATTGTCCACCTCTGGGTGGAGTGCCATCTCTCTATATTTTTTAATCGCCTGGTGCTCAGTCTTATAGATCCCTTCTAGATCGAGAACCTGACTAGAAAACCCGCTAGAAACATAATAATCAACCCCGTCCTCTCCTGTTTGAGGGACGGGGGATACCACACCTTTCGGTGTATCATCATTATCTTCAATTGAGAAACCAAAAAGACGAGCCATTATTATGGATGAGTACCTGATATGATACTATTTATCAGGATACCGCACCACCGTTTCCGTCAGCTTCCCACCACTGGACCTGCAGGGTTACAGTGAATTCCTCAACAGCATCGCTCTGATCGTAAGAAAGATCGATCTGAGAAACATTTGTTGGGAATACGCTGTAGAACTTGTAAGTTCTCAGGATAGGAAGATTTTGGTCAGATGACTGCGAACCAGCAGCAACAGGTGCTCTGCCTAATTGATAGACATATGCATCTCTGGTATAATCTTCTGGGTTAACATTACCAGCGTTGTCAGAGACTTTCGACATGCTGTTCATCCATCTCTCGAAGGAAGAACGGATAGCAAAGTCGGTGTCATTGATAACGGTAATGGTCCACTCGTCGAAGGTTCTATCGCCAGCAATTTTAAGTTGGCGACCTCTGAAAGGAACCGTGATGGGGGCAATGTTAGATGCAGGAAGTGCAGCTGCCTTGACCAGGAATCTGGACTTAGCATCGATGTCACTTACATCAGAATCTACTACACCATCGGGGAACGCCAAGACCACCTCAAAGAGGTTAGGTCTTGCGATACCACCTGTCAGTCTGGACTTAAACTGATCAATAGTCCTGTCAGCTGTTCTTGGGGGATTTTGGTTGTTAATTGCCATTGGTCTTTTTCCTCTATTTTATCTGGGTTAGATCAAACTCTACCGATGACTTCTTCAAAGCTGACACCCGTGCGGGTGGCAACGAAGGTCAGACCAATGAAGTTAATCGACCTTGCGGGTTTGATGTAGATGTCCGCAATAAACTCATTGGAATCAATAACAGCAGGTGTGTTATTCGTTTCGTCGCAAACGACGACGAAATCTTGAATACCTCTCTTCGACTGAACATCGCGGAGGAATGGTTCAACAATGTTGATGAAATTCAATCTAGTGATTTCATCGTTGAACTCGAACAGGATGTCCTTGGCAGCGGCAGCGATTGCCTTCTCAAGGTAGATGAACAGACGGCGAACATTGATTCTGTCGAATGCAGATGCTCTACCAAGTCCAGTCTTATCACCAAAGAGGATAATACCTGCGCCAGGTGAAACAACAATAGGGTTAATTCTATTGCTGTAGAGTTTGTCTCTGTGTACTCTGTTAGGAGTATATGCAAGTTTGACCGCATTCAGAATAGCGCCTCTTGCAGTACCACCAGGAGAGAACCAGGGGAAGTTGTTGATATCATTTCTAGCACATGTGCCAGCGATATCGCCATTCAGAGGTACATATCTGAACTGTTGGTTGAACCTGTCATACATGTACTTGTAACTACTATCGAATACAGCGTAAGAACTGGATGTGATAGGAGCGTAGAACTCGATCAGGTTATCGGTTACAGTGTCTGTGTCCAGCGTAAGGGATTCGCCGACAGCAGCAGGACTCAGGAAGCAACCTCTCCAGGGGGAGATGAATGCAACTGCATCCTTTCTAAACTCAGCAACCTCAATAAGTTTGTTAGCAAGTGCCATGGTTTCAAACTTACCATGGTTTGCGGAACCTTGCAGAAGGAAATCAATATCGATTTCATCTGGGTTCTTGAGAAGATCGTAACCTTGGGATAATGAACCGATGTCGATATTCAGAGCGTTAGAAGCAGTTACAGTGGCGATACCATTGTAGTTAGTGCCGTTAGCGATAGTGCCCTGATAGTTACCAACAGAACTGAAGGTTACATCCTTAACATCTTGGTCCCAACCACCATCTCCAAATACATCCCATCCGTCAGAATCGAAACCAGTGGTAGTGATACCAGAGGGAGCAGAACCAGCGAAGAGATTATCAGAACCAACTTCGATTACCTTTCTCCAGTAAGATGCTGTACCAGCAGAGAACTGTGCATCTCTACCTTTAGAAAGATTGAAGTGTTTCTCAAGGATTGTTCCAGCGTTGCCTGTAAGGGAACCGCTATCGTCGAAGACCAAAACATGAACTTCGTCGAATCTGGAGTTTCTAGCAGCGGCGTAGGAAGAGGTTCCAGGTTTCTCAGCGAAAGTGTTCCAAGCAAGAACCGAACCGTTGTTCAGAGTAATGCTTTGGTTATCGAACCAATCCTTAGCACCAGTGTAGGAAACTGTTGGAGTGTAGTTGGTTACCAGACCAGCAACTGTCTTACCATAGTGGGAAGAAGTGAAGGTGTGGATACCGAGAGCACCAGTCTCACTGAACTGATAAATGCTCTTTGCTTTGTAATCGACTGCGGTTTCTGTGCCAGCAGCGGATACATGAGAGACTAGTTTGACAGTTACCTGACCAGCACCAATTTCGGTAATCTGACCTTTGAAGTATCCATCGAGCAGAGAAGTTGCACCAGCACCAGCAACGACTGTTCCAGCAGGAACTGCCTGAGTGATACCGTAACCAACTCTCAGGTCGATAGCAGCAACTGGGTTAACGGTAGAACCGTAACCAAGAACTGCGGTAGTATCGATACCAGTAATGATCTGGTCACCCAGTCCATCAATGGTGGCAACTGTAATTCCGTTAGACCAAGAACCAGGGTTCTTAGCAGCATAGACAACACCAGTGATGGTGTTTTCGTTATAACCCAGGTTTACATAGTCTTCTGGGCTCTTAATCTTGACGCTGGCAGCAGCACCAATAAAACCGTTCTTAAGTTCTTCGTCATCAGCTCTGACGACTCTCATTACGCCGCCGTAAGCGAGGTATGAGGAAGCGGTGTACCAATACTCGTAGTGGTTGTCCTTGGGATACGGTTGACCGAAAGTATCCAAAAGGTCAGCTTCGGTCTCAATAAGTTCGGGTGTCTCTACTGGACCTTTTGCGAAAGGAGCAACCAGACCACCAGTCAGTGTCGATGTTGCATCGACTCTTCCGTTGGTAAGATCAACTTCCCTTACATTAATTCCAGGAGATGCTAAATTGAGCGGCATCTGTAACTCCTTGTAGAATCCAATAATCTAGAAATATTTAGGGTTAGGGGTATTTTCAGGGGGGAAACACTGCATGAACAACCTACCAGTCTGGGTATTCCCATTGTGTGGATCTTCCAGCTTTTCTTGTATTGAGTATCCGTTTTTTTGTGCATTCTTTGCACTCATATGAGTACGCCGATGGACCGCTAGTTTTTCTTATTTTATAGAAGTCTGAGACAAGTTCTTTTGTCTTGAGACAAGATCTACACTTTCTTTCTTTAAAGATGTAATGTTCTAGATCAAACTCATCCCCAAAGTCCATCAGTAATACTCCCACATAAAAGATCTATCACCATACTCATCTGTTTTCCATCTAGTTCCATCAGAGTCAACAAACTCTTCATCATCCTCAACACCGTTTAGAATAAACCCGAAGGGTGCCATGTCTTGTTCAATCTGATTCTTTTGCTCTTCATAGATTCTCTTACGAACATCATTGTCCGTCATCTCTCGGAAGTAATCTTGAGCGACCAACCATGCGAAGATAACCAGACACATTGCAAGGTCATCATGACATCCGTCTTCTGCCTCCCACGATTGTTTCTTCTGTACAAAGGTAGTTAACTCAGCAATAATATCATAGTCATTAGTAAATAGTTTGTCCTCTTCAATCAATGCCTTTAGGTTAGAACATCCAGTCTTCTTAACTGCCTGAGTCATCCTGACTCCCATCTGTGTTTTCTTACCAGAGAACCCAGACCCAACAATTTGACCTGCTCTACCTCTCATAGAACACATCAGCATATTTTCATACTCTAGATCATATTGCAAGATACTAGCAACCTGCTCGCCGATATCATTAACTTCGACTAATACATATGCTTCGTTATATGCCTTTGCCATATCCAAGATAATACTTGGGAACAGCATAGGTTTGATCTCATTGTTTTTATATCTTGCTACAGTTTTGTATGGAAAGGTAGTAATATCAAAAACTACAAATGCACTGTAGTCATGATCAATACCTCTAGCAGTATCGACTGTGATAATATAATTTTTTTCCTTCTCTGGTTCTTCATATACTACAAGACCCTTACCATTGTTTTTGATTGGATCTTCAAAAACAAGATTGCGTAATTTAGAAACACTAATGAGAGTATCAACAGATCCAAGGAATTCGCACTCGAACTCAACTTTGAACTGCTGTTCAGATGTGTTGGCAACAGTTTGTGCTTTCCATGCAGCATCCCTACCAGGTACTTCGGACCAGTGAACTTCCGTTGCAGTATATTCGTTCTTACCTCTTTGTGCGTCGTGCCAATATCTATAGAAATGGTTCATCCCGTGAGGGGTAGAAACCATAATTACTTTCGTTGTTTTACCAGAAGTAATAGTAGGATAAACAGAACTAAAGAATTGCTCTGCAATATGGTTTGGAACGAACGCAAACTCATCGAGGAAGATGATGTTAAACGACATACCTCGGACAGCAGACGCAGATGTAGAAGCTGCCAATATCTTACTGCCATTCTCTAACTCGATAGAACCTTTATTCCAGGATATAATACCCTGCTGCATCCACTTTGGCAAGTTTTCGTATGCAGTTGCTAACCTTCCTAACAATTCTCTAGCAGTCGCTGCTTTGTTGGCAAGAATACCTACATTAACACTGTCATTAAACACAATATAATGCAAGAGGTAAGATACACATGTAGTAGACTTACCAGTCTGTCTGGGCATCTTACAGATGTTAAATCGTTTCTCGTGGAAGTTTCTAATTAACTTCTCCTGAAAGTCCCACATCTTGAAAGGTACAAGACCTTCATCAAGAGAAACGATCTTTACATAGTTTTTGGCAAAATATACTGGATCTTTCTTACACCTCAAATACTCCTCAACATCCTCTTTTGTAAAGTTTATTGGGGTATTTGCTCTTTTTAGATTAGGATTACCAAGGTAGATATCTTCTGGCATATCACTCCTTCATTTCGTCAGTAGCCATCTTTAATATGTATGCAACATAATACAAAACCCCCGCCAAAAATATGACGAGGGATATAATTACGCTCCATGTAGGATCGTTTAAGTTCTCCAATGGTCGAAGGACAAGATTCATAATTTGTCTTCTAGTTCTTTCATCATCGACTTTCTTTCGTCGATCTTACCATCTATATATCCTGCTCTATACTCCCATGTCTGCCCACCATCTTGTCCTTTCATAGGATTGATGCAACGATGGTCTCCCAACTTATTGCATACCAGACTTGCTAGATCTGTTTCACTACCAGTGTTACCAGTACCACCCCAGATATGTTGCCCATTAATCCAGATAGCACCGCACTTCTCACATTCTTTACGCTCAAGTTTGAGGTCTGAAAATTCGTTGTCAGACATGTTCGTTTTCCCTCCTAATAATTCCTAGTTGTTTTTCTAGTTTCTTCCGCATGAAGTACATCCTCACTTGGATAATGGCATACCTGACTGATAAGTCAGCATAGTGTACTAACCGCATTGTAGACTCGTATCCACCAATAGCAACCAATCCAATAAAGATCGCAACGCAGATGTAGAAACCTAGCATATGGAGTATCACTCTGATACCATTATAGGTCTATTTAGAGATTTGTCAGGTAGGATTTAATACTCAATCAGCATTTCCACTTACGGAGAGCAAGTGCTTTACGAGTGGGGCGACCCTTCTCGTCTTTCATAGGTCCTTTCATGCCACCCATGCGGGCACAGAAAGATCTTTTACGAGGACCACCTTCGGGTTGTGGTGCCTTCAGATCTGAACCAGGATTCTCGCGCTCATAGGACTTACGACCTTTTTCGTTTAGACCGCCAGAAGGATTCTTTCCTTCCTTACGCTGCCATGCAGACTCACTAACAGAAAACTCCTCTTTTCTACTATTATCCAATCTAATGACTTTATCGCCCAGTCTATGAGAAATACCCGTTCCTCCAGTCTCAGCTTTTTTTCTGGGACCTTTATGGAGTGGATTTTTGATATCTAGGTTGGGATGACCAATATATCCGTCACCAGGTTTACCCCCTAAAACTTCATCTAGTTTCTTCTTCTCAGGAAGATCGTCGTGCTTAGTAGATGCAAAGTCCTTCACATCTTTTTTCTTCATGGTCCTGGCAAGTTTTTTCACTTGCTCAGATGGATTATCCATCTCGCCTTTTTGAGCAGCACGAACCATGCCCATCAGTCTCTGCTGAGACTTACTTTTTGCCTCTTCGGCAAACTGATGATATGATCTACCCATTTTTACTGAGTCTTTTTTTATTATTTATCTTTGCTTTGCAAATTTTCATGTGGGAAAGAACCAACTGCTCTAGAGTTGGTGATTCGTGCCCGCAGTACGGGCACTTATGAATCCTTCTTTCCACGACTACATCATGGCAATGATGGTAATGCGGGACCCGTGGTACTAGGAGGTGCTGGTACTGCTACATCAGTTATATCTGGTACTGCAGAATCTAACATTCCAGGAAGAGCTCCAGCGATTGCCTCTGTTGCTGCTGCAGCGATCTTCTCCTTAGCAGATTCAATCAGTGCATCTTTTTGGAAATAAACATAGGCACCACCACCGATGATGCTAGCAGTGCCCAAGAAAGAGAGGACTGCGAGTGTGTTAATAATTTTTTGCATGATTACATTTTGTAAGTGTCGTCTGTGGTAATCTTAAGCGGTGCTTGTTCAACCTTAATAGTTTGAACTGGACCAGTAGATTTTGCAGCCTCGATCAGTTTTTCTAAGTCTGCTTTAGTGATACCACCAGCAGCACCAGCAGCGTTCGCACCATTCATTTTCATAGTACCGTCACCTGATTTTTTAGCCGTTTGAACCCCGAAGGTAGCTAAAACCCCAGTAAAGACGCTGGCTATGAAAGTCGGATCGAGATCTTGTTCAGGGAACTGAAGTGCTTTAGGAAGATCTACATATGCTAAGGTCAAGATACCACCAGACCATACTAAAATTCCTAACCTTACGAATGTAGACAAGATTGCTAATTGCTCTTCCTTGTCTTCAGATGCCTCTTTCAGTTTACCGAAGATACCCTTCTTTTTGGGTTCCTCTTTAGTAACTTCTTCGGACATTCGTAAAAAGCGTGGCAGCTTTATTTAGCGTTTGCCACCTCCCATCTCCTTAAGCATCTTTTGTAGTTCTGCTGTAGACCCTACAAACATAGCGTTGTTAGTTACATGAGAAGGACCAGATTTTTCTTCATCAATATCTTTAATCTTCTTCTGCAAGTCGATCAATTTCTCTGCATTATCAGCAACAGTTTTTAACAACTGACCAGCAACTTCATATGCTCTAGGAGAACTTGTCTCCTCTGCTAACTCCATAATACCATTAAGAGTTTCTTGCCCCTTTTCGATGAGGGAATATAAGTTTGCTCTAGTATAATCGTAGTCTTTTTCCACATCGTCCTTGGTAAGACGCTCTGGTTTTGTCTTCTCAACAGGAGTTACATCTACGATTTCGCTAGAAGTATTCAGTGCCTTATCGATTTTCTTACTGCTCATACATCAGTACCTCTGGTAGGACTATAATTCTTGGAATCGTAGAGCATTTCTGTAGTCTCCGTAAACCCAAAGTCGTCGCCAGGATCGGCGTTGATTGGGTCTGGAACAACAGTGTAACGCATCTCTCTCTTCGCAGTTGCCCTGTCGGTATCTGCATAGTAATCGACCTGAACCTTGCGAATGAGACCGTCGGTGCTCTCCGCAATAGGACCGAACAGGTAGGTCTTTGCTGTAAAATTGAGAGTATATGTTAGAACCCTTCTTGTAGAAAAGTCTCCTTCATATTCATCGGTAAATGAAATATTGTCTAGTACGACAGGGATATCTCTCTTCTCCCCGATAGATTCAACCAGGTCTAGAGAAACATTAAAGGATGGTTGGAAGAAAGGAAGAATTTGTTCAACAATTTGAAGAGCGTCTTCATTCAACTTTGTAAGAATGTTTAACTCAAAGTTGACATTATATGGTACGGGCAAGAATACTTTCTTTACATTGTCACCATCGACTGCCTTAAACGACCTGGTAACACTAGTTTTTCTTGCTGGATCATATTGCAATCCTGTCATCTCAAATGACATTCTAGGCAGAGTGATTGCAACTGCCTTTGCTAACTCTTGCTGTTGTCTAATTTTTGCAAGGAACTTAGATCTTGGTCCATATGCCAATGGCACCTTTGTATCACTGATTACGCCACCCTGTCTATCCTCATGTTGGATGTGGATGTCATTAAACAAAGTTCCGAAAGCAACAACTGTCTTTCTAAGAACTTCGTGATAAAAATATGTACCTAACATCAGAATGTACCAAAGGGATTAGTTTCAGTGAAATCTAAAAGATTATCTGCCTCTGCTTCTATTTCCTCATTAGAGAAATAATCATCAGCAAATGGTGCAGTATCGTTGTCAGAATATGAGAAGACTTGATATCTAGCAGAAGATGCTGTGCCAGTAATGAATTCACCAGGCAAGAATGCACCAGTATTTATTGATATCTGCAGTTGCCTATTGGCAAGATCCCACTTCTTGACATAACCTTCCGTACCAGAAATAGATCCAACCACTCTCTCATTACCGAAGTATGTTCCTACTCCAGCATTCAATGGACCAGAGATTGTAACTGTCGGAGTACCTTCATATCCAGCACCAGCGTTGAGGATAAGAATGTTTTGGAGTTCGTCCCCATCCAATACTGCTCGTGCAGTTGCCTGAACCTGACCCGATTTAGTTCCTACAGTTGCACCAGTTGTGCCAATGCCAACATCAGATGGATGCTGTACGGTAATCGTTGGAGGACTTACATAGTTAAATCCAGGTTGTGTAATTCTAATAGATGTAATACCACTATTAGTAATGGATGCAGTTGCAGCAGCACCTGCTCCAGGACCACCGAATGTAAATGATGGTGGTTCCGTATATGCAAAACCAGGGTTACCAATTGCTAAGAAATCTACTGCCTGCAAGTTACCAATAGATGTGGTAAATGCAACCACAGCACCTAGGGCACTTGTAACGCCAGCAGGAGACCTTGAGACAGTTACAATAGGTGGAGAGGTATACCCGAAACCATCATCATTGAGGAAGACCTCTTGGAGAGCACCTGTGAGGGCGAATCCATCGACAACAGCAGTGGATGTAGATCCAATTCCTGCAACGGTAACTGTCGTGATATAACCTTCTTCTGATAGTCTGTCGTCGATTGCAGGGATATTTGTATCGATAATCTCGTCCTGAAGGCGGAAGAGTTCGCACTGCAATTCGTAAATATAATTTTTACCCAACTGATAGAATGGGTTCTCAAACTCTACATGCTTAATCTCAAAAAGTCTTTCACCTAGGGGGAACCAGATAAGATCTCCCTCCTTAGGTCTTGTAGAGAATATAATATCACCATCTTCTGCACCTTGTAAATTTGTAGAGTTGAAGATAAACGGTGCAATCAGATCTTCATATTTTTCTCTAGAAACTGTAAGTGTCAGCTCATTCTGCAGATTAATGCCAAATTTTGTCATGATATCACTGCCCTTGGCATAACCCTCATAATTGTTGAGGTATGCTTCCATGGCAAAGTTATCGTTGAACTTGGAAGACTCAACCTCTCCAAGAACATCATCTGTAGTAATTAATTTTCTAGGAATATAAACGATCTCTTGCCCAAACATCGAAAGATGTTCGTCGATCAGAGACTGAACTAGTCTCTGCTCATCAGGCGATCCGTGAAGAAAGAATGGATTTAAGGGCATTATCCTATCATGTCAAGGGGTGGAATTTCATAAGTAGAGAGCATCTTATCTTCGATCTGCTGCAACTCTTGCACAGCATCTTCGTAGATTTGTCTGCCATTTAATTCAATACCTCCAGGGAGTTTAACTCCTTGGAACTTGATGAGGTTTTGACCCCACTGCTTCTTAACCCTAGATGTAAAATATCTCTTAAGGAAAGAATCATTATAAACACCTGCATAGTTAGCAGGATCCATGATTCTGTAACATTCAATAATTACATATGTTCCTGATGCTGCGCTGGACCAATCAATGTCTAGGTATAATCTATTGTTTCTTTTGTTATATCTAACCTGCTTTGAGGTTGTGAGAAGAAAATCAATATCCTCAAGATATGTTTTAGTCATCGCATAGTTCATTAAACCTTGATATCCAAGATCAAATGCTAAGTCATTCAGGAATAACTGATATTTGATACTGAACATGCCACTGCTGACATTGCTATTGTCAAATGTATGAACCCTCTCGATACCCAGAACTGAATCTGGTACGGTCAGATAGTTTGTATTCTCTTCAAAACTCTGAACTTCACCACCACCAGAACTGGTCAAAGTTCCATCTGTGGGGAATGCAGAAGTTGGTGCAGTGAAATTGCTAGTGTATCTTTCTTTTGCTGTAATTCTTACATCATCATAAATTGCATCAGTGGATCTACCATCAAGATACTTTGGTCTGGAGTTCAAATACAAATATCTATCAGTACGATTTGGAATATTATTATCAATAACTTGATTAGAAGATGTACTGCTACTTTCAGTTCCGTTTAAGAAGAAGTGAATACTACCATCAGATGCTCTTCTAGTTACTGCGACATGAACCCAATTCTGAATAATTTGTCCAGTGGTATAAGACCCTAAACCAGTACCGTATGTAGAACTGTGAAGGGTATTGTCAGTATTATGCCATCTGAAATTAATAGTTCCGCTTTGGTTATCTACAAGCAGTCCGAAGATTCCGCTGGCGAAAGAAGCATTGGTCTTTGAAAATAAAGCACCACCACTGGGACTGCTGTCGATATAGATCCAGGTTTCAAAAGTCCACTCACCAGTAAAGTCATATGCAGCATTATGACCATAATAAAGATTCTGATTAGTAGTAAATCTACCAGCTTTTCCAAACTTTACTGGAGATGCTACGATGTCTGGAGAACCACCAAGAGTCGGAGTGTTTCCTACAGGAGAGTAATCTGTAAAGTCAGCATCAAAAGTATGTCTGACAATTACATCATCCCAGTTTGAATCCCCACTAATGGTAACAGTTCCTCCATCGCCTGTACTAGAAGTAGTGATACCAAGAGACTCACCACCACCCCTTGCTCTGCCTCTGCTGATGTCATTGTCGGTAAGTTTGTACTTTAAAAAAACTCTCTCAACACCGTCAAAGTGTCTTTCGTAGAATAACTGCAGGGAGTCATCCAAAGCATCATCTACTTGTTCATCGGCGACATTGATCTCCAAGACAGGATACCCAAGTTGCCTGAGGGCATAATCCTTGAGTTCCTGTCTAGTTGTTGGTTTAGCCATCAGAAGAATCCTCCATCGATCGAATCAGTCCAGGTTGGAATTCCATTTGCGTTCGTAGTGAGGACATAGTTTGATGTAGTGAGGAATCCTACTGTGCTAGCAGAACTTACCAGTCTTCCATCATTCTCAAAGTAACCAACGCCGTTAGGACCACTATATCCGATTCCGTTGATTCCACCCTGATCAGATCTGTAGTACAGACCATCACGGAAGGTGCCATAACCGATTACGCTCAGATTGTCTTGGACAGTTACCTGACCAGCAGCAGAGTCGAGAACCAGTTCGCCACTAAGAGTATTTATTTTAGTGTTAGAAGAACCAGCACCAATCGTAATACTGGAGATCGTAGATACACCAGTTACTTTCAGGTTGTTGGTGGTCGTTACACCAGAGATAAACAGGTTGCGACCGTTGACCTCATCGTATACAACATCGCCGATGATGTTCAGGTTACCAGCGATATAAACATCGCTCTCGAAAGTGGAGATTCCAACGAAGGTCGAAAGACCAGTTACCTTCAGGTTAGTGTTGGTGGTGTTGGTAGTAAATCCAGTTTCGATTCTGGCAGTTGTGATTGCGAAGTCAGTAGCAAGACCAGCGGTGATCTTGGCATCTTGAATGTCAGCATCGACAACATCTAAGCGATTAGCGGTTACTACACCAGCGGTTGCAACAATAGAAGAACCAATGCTGATCTGACCCTTATAGATGCCGTTATCGGAGAAGGTAACGATACCCAACATCTCCGAACCAGCGGCGGTGAGGATCAGTCTTGCGCCGTCGCCATTAGCAAACCGATCACCGTAGATTAACTTCAGAGTTTCATTATCTACAGTCATCACATCGCTGGCACCAAGACCAGTCTGGATGCTCAGGAAGTTGCTTCTGACTCTCAGTCTGCTAAAAGTTGCCTCAGAGTTGAAGTGCTCAATAGTGGTATGACCTCTATTGAAGAACTGCTCGCCATCAGCGTGCTGAATAGTCAGATCATCATCACTACCGATCTTGATCAGAACATTGTCTGGGAAGGTCAGCGTGCTGTTGATTCCGATTGGGGAATTGATCGTTGCAGATCCATCTCCAACAACTTGACCAACAGTGAAGTTGGTAACGAGACCAACTGCTGCTCTCAGAGTGTTGATACCAACGATATGCTCGAATGAAGCAATATCGGTTACTGTCAGACCTGCACCAACGGTGAGGTTAGACATGAATGTAGCAACACCAGTGATCTTGAGATCTTCCAGTAAGGTAGATCCAAGAACATCAACTCTTGCTCTAGGAGCGGCAGTAGCAATACCCAGCAACTGACCGTTGGTGAGGCGCATACCCTCAACAGCATCAGTGTTGAAGCGGATAGTGCCGTCAGAACCAGAGTCATCGAGAGCGATGGAGGTGTCACCCTTCTGGAAAGCATCCAATTGGATGACCGTAGCAGTCAGGATACCCAGGACATTGACATCACCAGTGATGTTGATATCACCTGCACCAGCGGGGTCGATATTGATATCGCCTGTAGTGGACTCAATGTTGTTACCAGCAATTTGGATGTTACCAAATGTGCCGCTAGTAGGTGTGATTGTGCTGGCATCAGTCCCGTCAGTAATCTGGAGGGAAGACAGTGCCTGCAGACTGGTTACCTGCTGCGAGAATGCAACGGTGCCAGACTCTTGATCAACATAGAATGCATCACCGACTCTAAAGTCGCCCTTGTGGTCGATGCTGACGAAGGAGACATCACCGTTATTGGTCTCAGTAACCTCATTTGCCTGAATTGCCAGGTTGGGATCGTTGGAGAAATCTCCACCAGAACCAACATGGTTGAAGTTGAGAGCAAACAGTCTCAGAGTTACGCCATCGCCATCAGCAATGACGCCCTTCTGACCATACTCAACAGCACAACCAACGGAGCGCATGTCCGCACCGAACTCACTGTAATCAGCAAGGATAACCTTGGTTGCAGTTCCGATACCGCCACCAGATTGAGTGATGCGGATATCCTGGTTACGGATTACATTATCAGTTGTTGTGCTAATGCCATTTGAACCATTAAAGTTCAGCAGCAATGCAGTATCTTTATCGCCAGTCAGTTCGGCAGTAGGAGCAGTAAATGCTGCAGTGTACTTAGCAACACCGTATTCAACTCTGAAGTCATCGATCCAACCTGTTACCGAGTTGGATGTGCCATCGAAGTCAGCACCGATGACCAGACCCTTAGATGCACCGTAGTCAGTTGTATCAGAGGTCTTAATGCCTCTCTGAGTACCGTCAACGAACAGTCTAGTATTTGTACCCTCTCTAGCGAGTGCATAGTGCTTCCAGACGCCTGTAGCGATGCCTGCGCCAGAACCAGTGATAGCGGTGGTAGTACCAAC